ATGAGGTAAAGGCTGTATATGTTTGACCATATAATCTATATGTGTCACCCGCAGATAATTGAGTTACGTTTTCAATATATGTTCCACCAGTAATTTGAGCGTATTGCTCACCAAATTGTCTCATGTTGATTCTTTGGTCCGCAACATAAACGTGTTCGTTAAACTCAACAAGTGCTTCAGGAGCTCCAACCAATCTTAATGTGAATTCAACTGAACGTCTTGTTCCTTTAGATTTGAAAAGATATGCCGAGTTTAATATTAAATTTCTATAAAATTGATAATTTAATTCTGATGGTGTCAATTCTCTTGAAAAACCTGCGTATTGTGTCACACCAGTTGACGAATAAACCGAATCTAAAAAGTTTTCATTTGTAATTGGTGATATGTTTGTACTCCAACCCAAAGTTTGAGCAAGATTTTTTAATAACATAGATGGTATGTCATTACCAGGTGTGTAGTTAACAGAATTCATATACGCCAAAGCGTCAATAAATTGTTTTACTTGGTCAAAACTTCTACCATATATTTGTAAAACCTTAGCAACTCTATGGTCTGGTGTGTCAAATTCTAAAAATGATTCTGTTGTTAAAAAACGAGTAATTAAGTTTGTTTTAAACAAATCAAAATTAACGGCAATTTCATTTAACTTTTCAAGATACGTTGTGAATAATGGTGTTCTTATATCTAAATTCCAAAGACCATCTTTAGGCCAAGTTACTGTTGATGTTTGTATGGCCACAACACCCGAATCAGTTTCAACAGGAACATTAAATGTTGCCGTGTATGGTGGTGTAGCCAATCTATTTAATAAAAACTTTTCAACCTCATCAAAATCTTCAGCAAAACCTTTTTCAGTGTAATATGTGTTTGGTTTTATATAAATTGAATCAACTGTTGATGTAACACCAACAAATGGTTGTCCTGTAACAATAACTTTTAGAGTTCCCGAATTTAAAGTTGTTGTTGGGTCTAAATCAATAATTGGATATTCAACACCATTAACAAATAAACTATAATCTCTATATCTATTTGTTAAATCTCTAATCGGTGAAAACAGTTGTTCTCTGTTTTGAAGATTAATTACCGAGTTAACTGAATAATCAATATTAAACGGATTCTTAATTCTAGTAACATCAATTGTAAATTCAGTTTCATTTGGAACTGAACTGTATACAATATTCTGTGCGGTTAATCCTGATGTAAAATCATAATAAATCGCATCAACCTCAATTGCCGCAGGAAAAAAGTTTAATATTTTTTGAATTGAGACCTCAAATCGTTTTTGTAATGAACCAAATATTGTGAAATTTGTAACAACAGATAAATCATAATTTGGATAGACCCTATATTCTTTTGCCAACAACTCTCTTGAGGCATTTATTGAATCTAAATCTAAATTTTCTAATGATACTGGATTTTGAAATGTTCCAATATTAAAAGTTCTATTTGTTTTTTCTGATATTCCTAAATCAAATTCAAAGTTACCTTGTGTTAGTCCACCACCTTGCACAGTTTGTAACCCTACGATATTATCAAAGGGTGTTCCGGCACCTGAAGCCGCTGTGTTTGGTATGAAAGTTTTAGCCATTATTGAGCTGTAATATTTTGATAACTTTTACTGAAGTCAATGTTAGTACCTCTATTATCTTTAACCTCATACAACAAGTTATTAAAGTCATCTTTAATTTCATACAAGTTAAATTGTTGATAGATGTTGTTTTGAGCATCATAGATTGTGTAGATACCATCCTCCATAGATTTAGTTTGATTACCATATAAAGCAATACCCAATGTATCAATGTCGTATTGAGAAACTTGTACTTCTAACATTAATGGGTTGAAGAACGTATTTGACAATACAATATTTTGAGCTGGTTGTCCAATATATGGTGTGGCGTTTGGTTTGTTTGTTGGTGACGAACTTGGTGATAATGTACAAAACACTAAATTAGTTTGACCTTCAGTATATCTGTATCTCACCGCCTTCTGTAATGTGTTTGTTAAATTTTGAATTACAGGTTCACAATAAAAATTTGAAGTAACAATTCTAAAGAAATTTGGTATTTTACTACCATCAGCATTTAAATATTCTACTCTAAACCCAACCAAACCTTGTGCAACAAATTTATTTACAAATTGGCTAGGTACATTACTCAAATCAATAACAATTCCTTTTACGTTTGGTAATGCCGATAAAACACCACAATCAGTAATACTTGTCCTGATTTCCGCAGGTCTTATATAAAGAGTGTAAATACCCAACTGTGTAAACGTTTCGGCTGGTAATCTAAGGTTATACAAACCACCCAATATTTCATTTGAATTTCCGCCAGTCGCTGCGTTATTAAAATAAGGTCTTAATATTGATGTGGCGTCCAAGGTTGTAAGGACAAAATTGTCCGTAACATCTCTTGACGGTGTGTAATTCATGACGATACTCACATCTTCAGGTGATACATCAGCGGGTCTTATAGTTCCATATGTTCCAGTTGCCATATTATGTTACGTTAAAAAAGTAATATCCATATTTTATTAAATCTCCAAGGTTATCTACTTCACCTATTCTTTGTATTCTTTCATAGGCCGAGTTTTTACCTCTCTCTATAAATACATTGGATTGCACTTCTGCTTGAGAAATTATTCCTAATAATAATTCATCTTTTACTAAAGGTTCTTGTACCATCCAATTTTCAGTTAAACCTGACGATTGAAGAAAGAAAATTGTTGTTCCATCTGCAAAATCAACATAATCAATGTTTTGTATTGTATATGCAGTATAAACTAAATTAATATCTGTGATAATACCATAATCAACATTATTTTTTTGTACAGGTACTAATAATTTATATTTTGGTGTTCCGTAAAATGCCAAGTCGTTAATTCTTGAATCTGTATATCCACTAACAGTAAATGGTACTGAAACGTATGCCGATGAAACTTGGTCTTCAACTAAATTAACACTATCACCAGTAAAAATATAATTGTACGATATTGGAGTTGCACTCCAAGAACCTACATTTGGTGTAAAGTATGCCGTTCCTTGTGGATTAAAATCAGGAACATCAACATATGGTGTCTGAATATTTTTAGAAACTGTTGTGTTACCCCAAGGATTATTTTGAAATAAAGTTATTGTATACTTACTTGGGTTTGTATTATAAGTGTGTACAATAGAATTTGGTGTGTATGTGTTAATTGGTTGTAATGGTGTTCCATCCCCCCAATCTAAAAAATATGTTGACAACTGAAGGTATGCATTAAACTCAACATCGGCAGTATTATACACATACCAAGTAAACGGATTACCTGTTGTGGATGAAAATATAAAATTGTTTACCACATTTATTTGTGATACCGCACCATCAAAAACAGAATAGTATCCCAAATCAATCGTATTTTGTGTTAAAAGAATTGGAACCGTAAGACCTGTTAAACTTGATGTATTATTAATACCGCTAGTTAACGTTTGGGTCATAGACGAATACACCCCAAATGTCTCACCTGAGTAAGTAACATCGTGAATGATTGTATTCAAGACTTCGGGTGATACCCTTATATTCATTACTTGTGTATCCATTATGGGTTTACGTATTCATACCATTTTATCGGATTTGATGTTGTTCCGGCTCTTGTACCTAGTGGATAATCAAACACTTGGTAAGTTTGTGTTATATAATCTAAATCTACTTTATAATAAAAATATTCTTCAGCAGGAAAATCAAAGAAATTTGGTAAAGTACTTTGAGGTGCTTTCATCATCTTAATAAATTGACCTGTTGCACCATTAAAGAATTTTGCCGTCATATAAAAAGTATTGATGTTTAAGAATTGTCTTGATTTTAACCAATAAAGAAAAAACCCTTCTTTATCACCAATGTAATCCAACTGATAACTTGGTCGTTTGATTGTAACGTTTGTTGTATTGTTCAATACCGTTGGTTGAACTTTACCTTGTTGTACTGGTAGTATTACAGTGAAATAAGACTTTTGTGTTCTTGTGGTTGGAGTATCATAGAAATCAAGTTTCCAAAAAGATTTTGTAAATGCTGGTTGGAAATAATAGACTTGATTTGACGTGAATTTTGATAAATAAGAATTTTGCCACAAACTATTGGTTGGGTTTCTCAAATAAAAATCATAGTTAAGTGAGCTTTTTGTGTTATCATATAACTGATGGTCAAACCTTGTCACCTCATAATCATCACCTTGATTCAATATTTTTTCAATAACAGTTGATTCATATTGTTCAATGGCTTGTTGTTGACCATAGAAGTCCCACTCTTGTTGAAGAGGAATAACAATATCTTTTGGTTGGTTGTTAAACAACACTCTTATCTTATTCGCATCCATCAATTATCGGGTCTGGTACAATTTGGTACAAATCTGTTATGTCAAATGACGCGCCTTCAGGATACAACCTAAAAACAATATCTTGGAATGGATAATGAGAACTATTCAAATACGGATAATCAACACCCCTACCTAAATTATCTATGTAGCCATATTCGTAAATATCTCTCCAAAACCATAACTTGTTATTATTACTAAAGTAAGCCCAATAAGGAATTCCTGATGTCCCACTTTGTTCAGCAGTTTCAAGATAATCCGAGAATACTTTTAACGTAATTGGGTAATGAACTTGATAATAAAAACCATTTGGATTTGTGGATGCCGTTGGTGCAATATCAAAAGCCTTTTGGTAGTAAGTCATTTTGTTCATATAGTTTGAAACAACTCTTTCAGTTTGGTCACTTTCGTTCCACTCACACCAATCACCATACATTGTATCACCACTATATCTTGGTAAGTTAACCGTAAAGTTATATGTAACACCACTTTGAACTTTGGTATAACCTGATGTTATGTTGTTTTCCAAAGATGTCGGATTTGTTGTTGACCACCATGGGTTTGTTTCTTTTGGTGTCATATTAAACGCCCAACCTTTTCTTAATTGATTAAACCAACCGAAGTATCCAACATTTTGAAATGTTGCAAACACTTGTGTTACAGGTTTTTTATTATTATCAACTTGATTGGTTATTTCCAAATCACGAGCCATTGTAACATTGTAAGTGTTTGAGCTTTGATAATTAACCACCCTTCCAACATTGTTTGGTGTTAAAGAAGAAAATTGATATGCCGAACCATCATTGAACGGGTTTAATTCAAATCCGTTTTTTGTTATGATTGAATCGTGTGGATTACTAATAATTTTGTGTAATCTAACGTAATATTTTGATTTGGTTTCTCCTGAGTTATTAATATCAATAATTCTTTTGAAGATACCTTGATTTCCACTATTAAATGTTGTTCCTGTAAATCCTACATTATATATACTAAAAATGTATTCATCAGAACCAAGTGTGTTATTACCTAAGAAGGAAACTTGAAATGTATTAACACCACTGTAGTCAAAGGATAATTCAACATATTCATTAAGTGATAATCCATGTGGAACAGGACAAGTAAATTGAATCAATGGTGTTCCGTTCTCAGTACCTTGTGAAATTTGAAATGGTATTCCATCACCCGACACCCAAGGCGTTAATGATAAACCATTTGAAAAGTAATATTGCATTGGCACTGTATAATCATTTTCATATGGATATGATAAAACAACATTCCAATTGTATGATGATGCACTTTTTGTAACAAAATTTAATTGTGTTGCATCAACATCTGTTCTAATAAATTCAAATTCTTCATATGTTGGTAATCC